GAAATAGCCATTGGCATTGGAGTTAATACCGGGGATGCTGTTATTGGCAACATGGGCAGTGAACAACGGTTTGATTACACCGCTATTGGCGACGCTGTAAACACGGGAGCCAGGCTTGAATCTGCAACCAAACAAGAGGGTGTTGATTTGTTAGTTGGGGAAACTACTGCCAATCGCTGTAAATATGATTTACACTTAGTGAGCGAAATAAAAGTTAAAGGTAAGGAACAAGCGTTACAGGTCTATACTTATGGGTTTTAAACTTGCCATAATTTTAGGTGCATTGTTGGTGGCTTCACTAGCTGGCTCCGCTTCGTACATTAAATACCTTAACAACCAGATGGCGGTGCTTAAAGGAAACCAAGTCATATTAGAAAATCAAATAGAAGAACAGAATGCTTCAATAGATGCGTATTTAAAAAAGCAAGAGCAGGTCAGCTTTCAGTTAAAAAGCATGGAAGCAGAAAAAAACGAAGCATTGCGAGAGTTCAACAGCCTTAGAGATAAGTTCTCTAAGCACGACATGAATAGCTTGGCACTAGCCAAACCCAAACTTATTGAAACAAGGGTCAACAATGGGACTCGCAAGGTAAAAGAAGCGTTGGTAAAGATTACTGATCCTAACCAGTTTGAACCACAGGAAGAGCCTGTTGAAACACCAGAGATAAAAATAGAGGTTCCAGATGCGAAAGCTGGTATTCGCGGTTAGCTTACTGTTGGTTGGTGGGTGTTCGATGATGCCCAACACCAAACAAGTTGAGGTTAAAACTATAGCGGAGCGCCCGCCTATGTACCATCCACCATTGCCAATGGAAATGCAGTTGACAGACGTACAGTTTGAAGTGATGACCCCCGAAACTATGACAACCTATCTCGGTTTGATTGACGAAAACAAAGCGCCGCGCAAACCGTACTATGCGTTGACCACCAAACAATACGAAAACTTAGCCATGAATATGGCTGAAATTAAAAGATATACCAAAAACATACTAACTATTGTAAAGTTCTATAGAGACTATGATAAAGGGGAAGAATAATGTTTGAATGGGTAGCTGAAATTATTGGTGTTGTAACCGCAATTGTATGCGGAGCAAGTTTTATTGCCGCGATAACCAATACTCCAAAGGATGATGAGTTGTTAGGTAAACTTTATAAGGCAATTGAATTACTTGCTTTAAATATAGGCAAGGCAAAAATGACGCCTCCTAATAAAGATTGATAAGTTTAATTCAAAAGGATCTGTAAATGGCTGAAGAACCGGTATCTTTAATTGAAGAAACAATTCCTTCTCAAGGAAATCCTTTGTCTGGAATGATGGAGGAGCAAATTGATATAGAGATTGAAGAAGAACAGACTCCTGAAATGGAAGAGTTAGATGACGGGTCAGTCGTTTTAAGTTACGAAGAACAAGCGTTTAAAGAAGCTATTTTTGCAGAACACGATGCGAACATAGCCGAATTAATTGACGAAAGAGATTTGATGGAAATCGCTAGTGATTTAAGCGAAAAGTATGAAGAAGACAAATCTGGAAGAAAAGATTGGGAGGAATCATACGTTAATGGTTTAGACCTGCTAGGCATTAAGTACGAAGACAGAGATCAACCTTTTAGGGGTTCTAGTGGTGTAACACACCCCTTGATAGCGGAGTCAATCACACAGTTTCAAGCTCAGGCATACAAAGAGTTATTGCCTAGCGGAGGTCCAGTTAGAACACAGATTATTGGCGCTACGAATCCTCAAGTAGAGATGCAATCTCAACGAGTTAAGGATTTTATGAACTACCAGATTATGCATGTAATGGAAGAGTATGACCCAGAAATGGATCGTCTTTTGTTTTATCTCCCGATTGCTGGAAGTGCTTTTAAGAAAGTGTACTTTGATGACTTGTTAGACAGAGCAGTTTCTAAATTTGTTCCTGCGGATGATTTGATTGTTCCATACAACGCATCAGACTTAGACTCGGCGTCTAGAATTACTCATGTAATTCGTATGAATGAAAACGATGTTCGTAAGGCGCAAGCAACTGGGTTTTACAGAGAAATAGAACTGAGCCCATACGAAGCTGACGATGAAATACTAGATAAAGAAAGAGAGCTGTCAGGGATTGATAAAACTTCCGACGATCAAGACTGTACTTTACTAGAAATACACACGGATTTAGATTTACCCGGCTTTGAGCACAGGCATCCATTAGACAATGAGCCAACAGGAATAAAACTTCCTTACATTGTTACGATAGATGAAGGAACATCTAAAGTTTTGTCGGTTAGAAGAAACTGGACGGAAGGTGACGAGTATCACCGTAAGCAGCATTACTTTTCGCACTACAAATTTTTACCGGGTCTTGGCTTTTACGGTTTTGGTTTATTGCATATGATTGGCGGTTTAGGTCGCTCTGCAACATCAATTCTTAGGCAATTAATTGATGCCGGAACATTAGCTAACTTACCTGCTGGGTTTAAAACTAGAGGTATTCGCATTAGAGATGCGGATGAACCGTTATCCCCTGGTGAATTTAGAGATATTGATGTTCCTGGTGGAGCGTTAAAAGAAAGCATTATGGCGTTGCCGTACAAAGAGCCTAGCCAAACTTTATCAACGCTACTTGGTTTTGTTGTAGATGCTGGCAGACGATTTGCTGCTATTACTGACATACAAGTGGGCGATGGTAATCAACAAGCGGCGCCAGGTACTACAGTGGCGCTCTTGGAAAGAGGCTCTAAAGTAATGTCTGCGATACACAAGCGTTTACATTATGCACAAAGAAAAGAATTTAGGATGCTGGCAAAAATCTTTGCCGAATCTTTGCCTCCGGTGTATCCATATAATGTGGTTGGTGCAGAGACATCGATTAAGCAGCAAGATTTTGATGATCGAGTAGATGTATTGCCTGTATCTGATCCGAATATATTTTCTATGTCGCAACGGATGGCTTTAGCTCAAACTCAATTGCAGTTAGCGCAAAGCAACCCAGAGATGCACAATTTGTACGAGGCTTACCATAGAATGTATGAGTCTATTGGGGTGCAGAATATAGAGGCTATTTTACCGCCCCCAAAACAGCCCGTACCAACAGATCCTGCTATAGAAAACGCAAAAGCTTTAATACAAGAGACTTTACAGGCGTTTCCAGAGCAAGATCACGATGCCCACATACAGTCGCATTTGCTTTTTATCAAAAGCCCAGTGGTTTCTACTACGCCTCCTGTGTTTGCGTTGTTACTGGCTCATATTTGTGAGCATGTTGCGTTTAAAGCAAGAGCAACGGCAAACAATGAGATGCAACAGATTATGGAGCAAGCTATGCAGCAAGGACAACAATCTCCGCAAATACCGCCAGAGGATGTTGAAAAAAGGGTTGCTCAGTTAATTGTTGGGTTTACTAATGAGGTTGTCATGGAACTAAGTCCACCGGCAGAGGGTCAAGAAGATCCGTTAGTAGAACTAAGATCTAAAGAAATAGATATAAAAGCGGCGGATGTTCAGAGAAAAGCAGATGAATTTGCTGCCAAGCATCAGCTTGATGTTCAAACAGAAGTTCAAAAACAGCAACTGGCCAGAGAAAAAATAGATTCTCAAGAAGATATAGCGTTGCTTCGAGCAGAAGTTAACAGAGAACGTATTGATAGAGTTGGCGGAGCTGGTAGAGGTGAATAATGGCGATTAGTAGAGGAAACATTAGCAAGCAATTAACCGGGCAAATGGCTAAACAAACAGGAATGACCAAACCCGAAGCAGAATACTTGCTTAAAAAGGGTAAAGAGTTAAACGACATGGAAGGGTTTGAAGAAGGTGGATCTGTCCATGAAATTAAAGCCTATAATTTTAAAGGAGTATTTTAGATGGCCAGGTATAGTTTTAGAAACGCGACAGACAAAGAGTTAACCGCAGGACTTAATAGCTCTAATCAAGATGAAAATGATGCGGCCATGAAAGAGCAGATGAGAAGGCTTGACGCAGGAAAAGTTCCGATTACTAGAAACACTATGGATAAACTCGCTACTCAAGATCCGGGTCCAAAAAAATCTATTAAAAGGAGCGCTGGCGGTTCGGCTAGAGGAACACGAGGTCAAACGTCTGGCAAAAATTTTAGCGGTATTTATTGATTAATACTTCAATATGCCATATTCTTTGATTCATGGCAGATCCTACAACTTTTGCGTATTTAGTGTTAAAAAGAGTACAGGAACGTATTACTTTAACACAAGAAGCTATCATTCATGGTACGGCTAAAGAATATGCGATTTATAGAGAGTTAGTAGGTGAGCTTAGGGGGCTTCAATATGCCGAACAAGAAATCAAAGACGCTCTTAGTTCATCGGAGGAAGAATGACTAAAACGCTTTATGTACCAGACCATGTTGCTGCTGAAGAAAATGAAAAGCGGCAAGCAACAGTGGCTTCTGCTTATGTTGAGAAAGAAGAAAAAGTATTAGATCCTACCAGGCTAGATCTTTCGTTAAACGAAAGACTGCCACAGCCAACCGGCTGGAGAATACTGGTTATGCCTTATTCTGGTAGAAAAACATCTGACGGCGGAATACATATACCCGATTCCGTTAGAGATAGAGAAGCATTGGCAACAGTTGTTGCTTATGTTTTAAAAGTTGGACCATTGGCTTATGCAGATCCAAATAAATTTGGAGAAGGCTCAAGTCCTTGGTGCGAAGAAGGTCAATGGGTTTGTATTGGCCGTTATGCCGGAGCTCGATTTAAAATAGATGGCGGAGAAGTTCGTATCATTAACGATGACGAAGTTATTGCTACTATTATTGAGCCTGATGATATTAAACATGTCTAGAAAGAAGAAAGTCATTATAGGAAGACTGCGACATGCCAGAAGAACAGAAAATAGAAATAGGTGATTCGGAAGAATCTGAAGTAGCTATTACATTAGAAGAAGTTGAGGAAAAAGAAATTCCTCAAGCTCCTGTTGTAGAAGCTTCAAAACCTGAAGAAGAAACTAACTCTGAAGAGTTAGAAGATTACAGCGATGGCGTAAAAAAACGCATTGCTAAGTTAACAAAAAAGTATCGAGAAGAAGAACGTCAAAAGCAAGCCTCTATTCAGTTTGCTGAAAATGTTCGTAAAGAGAACGAAGATTTAAAAGCTCGTTTAAATAGTTTAGACGCAGGTTTTGTAAAAGAAGCGGATACTCGAATATCTTCTCAGATAGATACAGCGAAAAGAATTCTTAAAGACGCGCATGAATCAAATGACTTTGATAAAATTGTAGAGGAAAAAGAAGTTTTAGCCTCTTTAGCTGTTGAAAAGGATAAGGTTTCTAATGCTCAACGGCAAAGAGAAAGTCAGGCAGAAGAAATTGAAAACAAGCTTCCAGAGCCTAATCAAATAAAGCAGCAAGCCGCTCCACAACCAGATTTAAAAGCTCAAGAATGGGCGAGTAATAACTCTTGGTTTGGAGAGGATGAAGTTATGACTCAAGCCGCTTTTGCTATTCATCGTATACTGGTCGAAGACGAAGGATTTGACGCGCAGACTGATGAGTACTATAGTGAAATTGATAAGAGACTTATAAACGAGTTTCCACAGAAACTAGGTTCTAAGACTCAAACAACCGGGGGAAGCCGCAAAGTTGCGTCAGCCGAAGCTTCCGCATCCCGCAACAAGGGTGGACGCAAAACTGTGAAATTAACACCTTCGCAAGTCGCAATCGCCAAGAGGCTAAATGTACCTCTTGAAGAATATGCTAAATACGTGTGAGGAATAAAGTTATGAGTGAAACAGAAAACACAACTGTCAAAAAGTCTGCCCGGACGCCTAGAGCCAATCAAACACGCGCAGGGCAAGCGCGCCGACAACCGTGGAGGCCACCATCTGTATTGGATGCACCCCCCGCACCAGAAGGATTCAAACACAGATGGATTAGATCTGAAGTTATGGGTTTTGATGATCGTAAGAACATATCTGCCAGGTTAAGAGAAGGCTGGGAGCTGGTTCGAGGTGATGAATACCCTGATTTTGACATACCAACTGTCGAAGACGGCAAACATGCCGGAGTCATAGGTGTAGGAGGATTACTTCTGGCAAGAGTCCCGGTTGAAGTCGTGCAGGAACGTAACGACTACTTTCGCGGTGTAACGCGCGATCAAATGTCGGCTGTTGACAACGACTTAGCTCGTGAACAGCACCCAGCGATGCCTATCAGTAACCCTGACAGGCAATCTCGTGTAACTTTTGGCGGTCCTCAAAGCGAGGACTAGGAGAAAAAAATGGCTAATATTAATGGAAGTTTTGGTCTACGCCCTTTAAGTAAATTGGGCGGAGGGTCAAATTCCACTGGTCTTACAGGCTATACTCCTTATGAAATTGCTAGTGACAACACTGATAAAATATACCACGGACAATTGGTTATTCCTCTTGCTTCTGGGTACATTGACCACACAGCTAACGCTGCTGGTGGAACAGTAAGTCATCTAGGCGTTTTCCAAGGATGTCAATATGTCTCAAGCACCACTGGAAAAACAGTTTGGAGCAACTACTGGCCCGGTTCTGGGGCAGATAGTAATCATCCAGTTCAAGCATTTATAAATGACGACCCTAGTCAGCTATATGTGATTGCAACGGATGCTTCATGGACTAGTAAGGCAAATGCTCGTGCAAGTGTCTTTTTAAACGCAAACTTATCTACAGGTATAACAGGAACTGATGCTACAGGTCTTTCATTAGGACGTTTGGCTATCAGCACTCTTGCTACAACCAACAGTCTAGCACTTCGTGTTATGGGCTGGTTAGATGATGTTGAAAATGCTGATTTCGCTTCTGCTGGAATCGGTGCAATCGTTCGGTTGAATAACTCTTTCAATGCGCCTACGGGCTCCATTGCTGCGGGTACACCTTCAACCACTGGCGTATAGGAGTATATGAGAAATGGCTATAAGTAGAGCACAACTAGCTAAAGAGCTAGAGCCTGGACTCAATGCCTTATTCGGTATGGAGTACGCCAGGTATGATCAAGAAGACAAAGAGATCTATGACACTGAATCTTCAGAACGAGCTTTTGAAGAAGAAGTAATGCTGGCAGGATTTGGTTCTGCGCCAGTTAAGTCAGAAGGTTCTGCTGTGTCTTTTGACGACGCGCAAGAAGCGTATACCGCACGGTATACACATGAGACTATCGCTCTTGCTTTTTCAATAACTGAAGAAGCAATTGAAGATAATCTTTATGATCGTCTTGCATCACGTTATACAAAAGCGTTGGCGCGCAGTATGGCTCACACTAAACAGGTGAAAGCTGCTGCAACCTTAAATAATGCTTTTGATAGCACTTTTGCAGGAGGCGACGGCAAAGAGCTGTGTGCTACTGATCACCCTTTGGTGACAGGTAACACGCTTCGCAACGAGCCAAGCACTGCTGCTGACCTAAACGAAACAAGCTTAGAAAACGCACTTATTGACATTGCAGGATTTGTCGATGAGAGAGGTTTGAAAGTATCTGTTCGTGGATTAAAGTTGATTGTCCCATCTGCATTGCAGTTTGTTGCGGATCGTCTTCTTGAGTCTACACTTCGTCCGGGTACAGCGGATAATGACGTAAATGCTACTCGAAACATGGGGATGCTACCGCAAGGGTACGTTGTTAACCATTATTTGACAGACACTGATGCGTTTTTTATTAAAACAGATGCTCCTAGAGGATTTGTTCATTTTGAGCGTATGGGAATGTCTACCAAGATGGAAGGTGACTTTGACACAGGTAATGTTAGATTTAAGGCTCGTGAGCGTTACAGCTACGGGTACTCAGATCCACGTTGCGTATACGGTTCTCCAGGAGCCGCGTAATACTTTTAAAGTATGTGAAAGGGGGCATTGCGCCCCCTTTCTTTTTTGTGTACCCTCAATATAACTAGGATTTTTATAAGCTATAATTGACTGCCCTAGCAGACACTTATTATGACGTTATAGCGAAACCTTTAATAAGGAGGTCGGCCAAATGGCTAACACAACTTTTAACGGACCAGTTCGTTCAGAAAATGGTTTTAAAGTAATTTCAAAAAATGCGACTACAGGTGCTATTACAGACACGGCTGTAATTGCCTCTACAGGGATTGTAACTAACAAATACATCAAACATGTTGGTTTTGCCACAGGCGTAACGGTCAACACAACTGCTGGAGATAGCCCCACTATTGGTGAATTTACTCAACCAGCAAACACTATCATTACAGACATTAAAATATTTTGTGACGTTTCCCCTGTTATTGGAACTGGTGACATTGGTTATGAAGTTGGGACTGCTAGTTCTGGCGCACAAATTGTTGCTGCTCAAACGGATGAAATTTTAGATGGTGGTACAACTGTTGTTGCACACAATGTAACTGTAACCAGTTTGGTTCTTCAAACGCAGGACGACACTACTGCCCCTGCTTCTGTTCAATACACAGACACTGAAAGAACTATCTTCTGCAATATTACTAATACGGTAGATGCTACAACTGCGGGTTCTTTTACTTTTATAATTGAATACGTTCAAATAGCGTAAAGTAAACACGGTTTAGGTGGGCTTTGCCCGCCTAAATTGTAGGAGTTTTATATGTCAGATATTCAAGTAAAAACGTATACTAGCGGTCTTTCTGCTTCTACTGCGTCTATTGCGGCTTTACAAACAACAACCGGCACTGCTGCGATGACTTTGACCGATGCGGCTACCGCAGGAACTTTTCACACTACGGGTTTAGCCGCTAAAGTAACGCTAACTTCTGGTGGAAATATTTCAGGCGTAACTATAACGGTTACCGGAACGGACATTGCAGGAAATGCTCTGACTGAAGATATTACCGGGCCAAACAATACTACAGTTACTGGAACAAAATTTTTTAACACAGTTACTTCAGTTGCAGGAGATGGTTCTATTGGAACTAATACTTCTGTCGGAGTTGCCGCAGGAACTACTGGTGGTCAAGCCGTTGTTTTTGCAGGAAGAGCAAGGTTAAAAGGGTTTCACTGTACCACTGGCGGCACAGTTGCCAATATAACGTACTATGACGAATCTCCTATAAGCGGGACAAGCATTTTTTCAACTCAGGTAGCCACAACAACGCACGATTATATAGAGCCTTCTGTGCCAGATGATGGCGTTGTTTTTCCAAACGGGATTTATATAGATATTCCTGCCGGAGCTTCTGCAAGCATAACTACTTTTTATGCCTAGTGATTGCTAACGATTTTTTAAGGAGATAACAATGGCGACTTCTGGTTCGGTTGATTTTAATTTAGATATGGCCGAAATCACAGAGGAAGCCTTTGAGCGCTGTGGTTTAGAGCTTAGAACAGGGTATGATTCTAGAACTGCTCGTAGATCTATGAATCTTTTGTTTGCAGATTGGGCAAATAGGGGTTTAAATCTTTGGACAGTAGAACAAGTTACGCAGTCTTTAGCTAATCTTTCAGCAACTTCTGCGGTTACCTCTTATCCCGTAGGCACTATAACGGCTACGGTAGGAGCTTCTACTAATCTTAGCGTTGGAGAAACGATTACTGGGGGAACCAGTGGTGTAACGGCTTCTGTTATTACAAAGCCAAGTTCAACTACTATAACGATAACAGTTCCTTCTGGAAATTTTACAGCCGGAGAAACGATTACTGGCAGTTCAAGTAGCGCAAGCACAACAATATCGTCAGACCCAAGTTTAGCTAACAGTCAGGCCAGTGTGGACATGCTAGAAGCTGTGATTCGCAGAGATGGCTCTGATGTAATTATTACTCGAATTAATCGACAAGATTATTTAACAATTCCGGATAAGACTACTCAAGGAAGACCAACTCAATTTTACATAGATAGGC